TGCAGCTAGTACGTCCAGCGTGTGTCCGCTGGACCACTACATGTCGCCGTTCAACATCGCGCTGGGTGTCACGGTCACGGGCACGGTGAACTACACCGTGCAGTACACCTTTGACGATGTGTTCGCTCCCGGCTACGATCCCGCAAGCGGTAACTGGGTTAATCACCCTAGCCTTACCTCGCAAGCTGGTAGTCTGGATTCCAACATCGCGTACCCTGTTCGAGGGGTGCGTTTGGTGATGAACTCTGGTACCGGCACAACGCGGCTGACCATCATTCAGGCCGGAGGTCCGGGGGTATGATCGCCACGGGAATTAGCGGAGCAGCGCCCGACAACGACGTTGCCAAGACCTTCAAGATGTTGTCTTTGTTGGCGGACCCGACGGCCTACGCTGACAAGATGGCTGCGCTGCAGCAGGCAACTGACGAGTACAACAAGGTCTTGGCACTCGTAGGGCCGGCAACTGAGATCCTTACCTTGCGTGAGCAGGTTGACGCGGATCGCGCCGCCGCTGCCAAGGAGTTGGCGGAAGCCAAGCAAGACGCTGCGAAGACCAAGCAAGAAGCTAAGGCCGCTGCCAAAGATGTCGTGGACACTGCAAAAGTGAAAGCTGCGCAGATGACCACCGCTGCGCAGAAGCTGGAAGCGGACGCAGCAGAGCAGGTCGCGGCAGTTGCCAAACGAGAGCAGGCGCTCAATCAAGCGGCAGATGAGTTGGCCGCGCGGGTAGCGGCGTTTGATGTTCGTGCGGCTGAACTGGATCGCGCAGCGGCCACGCTGGCGGAGCAGAAGAAAGCTCTGGCGGCAGAACGTGATCGTCTTATTGCGCTGCACAAGCAGCACATTGCTGAGCTATCGCAATGACGGGCATCGTAGACTTCCGCACAGCCCTCCTCGATGAGGACGGTAACCCGATCAATTCGGGTAATCCGTTGCCTACTACGGGGGGTGGGGGTGGTGGAGGTGGCGGGTCACTGTCAGATACTGTCTTCGTCGACAGCACCGGGCAACTGTTCGTCTACCGTGATACGGGGTCGGGCACTCCCGGTGCTTTTGCTATCCCTGCGTGGACTTCTTACACGCCCACGGGTGATGTAACGGTATCCCCTGTAAAGATCTCGGGGACTTCCACAGATGTTGTTGTGCCGGTGCATGACGAAGATGCGCACCTTCAGCTTTCCCGCATCATCAACGCGCTTTCTGCCCCGCAAGGGTACGACCGTGCATCGCAACGTCAGCGCGTAACAGCGGCTATTGAATCTGGCACTGTGACGACCGTAACAACGGTGACGACGGTGACGACGGTGACGACGGTGACGGGCTTGACCAATATCGATGGACGTAACGGGGCCATGCTAATCAACCAGACAAATCTGGATGCGTGGGCTAACTGCGTAAGGGCGCGAATTTCTTAGGCGTACGCGATGGCTAACAATTTCAAAAAAGTCATCGATAGGCTTATTTGGGCGCAGGTCGCACCTTCGCCTAATGCGCATGCGGCGGCAACGAGCATGTGCGCAGACATGCGCAGCGACTTGAGCCGCAACCCGTTTGCCTACAACCTGATCAGCGCGGCGATTCTCAATCGCTACAACATCATCACCAAAGCGTGGACGCTAGCGGTTAACCCCGGTCTCGGCGGCACCTTTGGTGCGGGCGCAGCGTCTGTGTTCGTGCCGTCTTTTGCAGCGGTTGGCACGATTGCTGCCGGCGCTACAACGACTTCGGTGCCGCTGACCACTGCACTCCCGACGGCGGTGGGCCTCAACATGCTGGCTAATCGGGGCGGCAGCGGCGACTACGGCTTCAAGCTCCGCGTCATTGATACGAGCGTTGGCAAAACGGAAGAGCGGTTTATTGTCGGCAATACCGCATCGTCAACACCCACCCTCACGCTGGACAACCCGCTGACGTTCACCCCAGCAATTGGTTCACGCTACGAACTGTTGTCTGGACGTGTGATGATGCTGTCGGCGGGTGCGCTGGCGGCTACGATTTTCCGCTCTTTCGAAGTAGCGACGAACACCCTTACGTCGCTTACTAACACGAACCTTCCTGCCACGATCAGCACTGATTCCAACATGTTGGCGTTGGATGAGCAGTACACGCCATATGACATGAACCCCGGCGAAGGTATGGTGTTGGGTGGGTTTACGTACGACACCAACATCACCACACGTAAAGCCCTGACGGCCACCGCCTCCGGTGCTTCTACGCTGACGGGCCAAGCTTCTCTTGGCGACGCGGTTGTGTTGGCAAACGAATATCGGAACTTTCAGATCCGTATCGTTCAGGACACGGTGACGCCTGCAGCGGTTGGGCAGCGGCGCATTATCGCAAGCCACACGGCGGGCCCAAGCCCTGTGTACACCCTTGGCACTGCGTGGACTTTTCAGCCAAGCAGCAGCGCCAAGTACGTCATCGAGCTACCAAACCTGCTGCTGTTGCGGTCGTCTGCGACGACAACCGTCTACACCTACAACTACACCGACGCAACAATCAACAACGGCACAAACAACATCGCAGCCAATGCGTGGTCCACGACGTACTTTGGGGTTGGCCCCGGCGCTAACGCAGCGGGGTGTTTGTGGACGCCTAGCTTCGGTATCCAGCCTGATCCCGCGCGAAATGCGCGGCACAGCTTCTGCTACTTCTTCCGTGGCGGATCTGCGCTGGATGTGCTCGACATTGCCGGTGGCACTACCGGGGCTTGGAGCGGTGCGATTGTTTACGACGGCGCATTGACCACAGGCGCGGGCACAACCGGTGCGTATGCGCCTTACGGCGGCGAGGGGCGGTTCTGCTACATGAACGTCTATGTGGCATCGGCGGTTAATCAGTTGTATCGCTTCGATGTGAAGAACCGCGTGCTTAGTCCGCACACACCAACAGATTTTCTGCAATCAGGCACAGCGACACTTGGGTCTCGTATGGCCGCATACGCCGCCATCGACGGTACTGACAAGTACGATGTGATCTTGCTGCAAGCGCATCTGTCCACTATCTCGCAAGAACTTATCGCGCTGGTGTAGTGATGACACTCAGTGATCTACTCAAGCTGGCGCAGTCTAGGCTTGCTTACCTAAATGGGCAGCGGGCGGATGCGGTGGCTATCGGCGATGCTGATGCTATTGCCCGACTTGATGTAGAGATCGGCGACACGCAGACCACGATTGCCCAACTTCAAGGCATGGGAGCCTGATGTGGCAAAGACGCCAGCATGGCAGCGCAAGGAAGGCCAGAACCCTAAAGGCGGGCTGAACGCCAAAGGGCGTGCTTCTGCGAAAGCGCAGGGCATGAACTTGAAGCCCCCTCAGCCTGAAGGGGGCTCACGCCGCGACTCGTTCTGTGCCAGAATGAAAGGTATGAAACGAAAGTTGACTTCTGCTAAGACGGCAAGTGACCCCAATAGCAGGATCAACAAATCGTTGCGGGCGTGGAACTGCTGACATGAACACGGCGAGCGATCACGAAGTAGGGAAGCAGATTCTCGATGTGCTGTCAGTCGCAACAGTGATTGGAGCACTTGTGGACATTCTGCCTTCCGTTGCAGCGCTTTTCACAATCGTCTGGACCGGACTGCGCATCTGGGAGACGGACACTGTGCGCAAACTTACGGGGCGTGAGTGATGCCGTACGCAAGCGAGAAGCAGAAGCGACTGATGCAAGGCGTGGCGCACAACCCCGCGTTCGCCAAGAAAGTGGGTATCCCCCAGTCGGTGGGTAGGAAGTTTGCTGAACACAAAGCTGGCGGCGGTGCCGCTAAGGAGTCTGAGATGAAAGAATCTCCCGCGATGATGAAGAAGGAAGTGGCCTTCATGAAGAAGAAGGGCGCTCCGAAATCGATGATCAGGCACGAGATGGCGGAGGCCAAGGGTAAGCCTTTTGCCAATGGCGGCTACGTTCGTGCTGCTGACGGTGTTGCTCAGAAGGGCAAGACCAAGGCCAAACAAGTCAAGATGGCTGGCGGCGGCAAAACCTGCTGAGGTGAACCATGAAAGCGAAGCGGTACCAAGAAGGCGGGGATGTACCTGAAGGGGGTCGCTTCGCTCAGAGCGACCCGGACATCTACCGACGGGCGCGCGATGCGGTTATGCGAGCGCAGATCGATGAGCAGTTTGGCGAAAAACAGGCTCGTCCTGCCAGCCGTCCTGCCGGTCGTCGTGCCGCTGCGCCTACTGATACGGGCGATGAGACTGCACGGCTGAGCCGGCGTAGCACGCCTGAGACTCCCGCCGCATCGGGCAAAGACCTTGAACGTATGCAACGCATGGAGCGTGCGCAGGCGCTGGAGCGCGTGGAGCCTGAGGCGATGATGCCGCCCCTCCGCGCACTGCGTGGAGCGGCTGCAGGGGCTTCTACGGGGCGTGCGCTGGCAAACACGGCCCCGGTAGCGCGGTTCCTTGGGCGCGGCGAGCCTACGCGTATGGCGCCTGAGCTTGCAGGGCCTGCAGGGCGGCGTTTGCCGCCTCCTGCGGAACCCGCGCCTTCGCGGCTGCTGCCGTCTCCGACCCCACGCCCGGGGTCTGGTGGCGCCGCTGCGCAGCTTGAAGGGCCGCGTGCGTCGATGCGCGCTACGCCTTCTCGTGGACCCGGTGGCAAGGGTGGCAAACTTCGCGCGGAGCCGCCTAAGCGTAAGCCCCCGCGCGATGACGACGAGATGCGGATGTCCGACGATGGGGGTGCGTTCAAGAAGGGCGGCTATGTCCGCTCGGCGGATGGGATTGCTTCGCGGGGCAAGACGAAAGGCAGGTACATCTGATGCGGCCGAGCCGTGGCATGGGCGCGATTGCCCCGGCTAAGCGCCCGCGTACAGTGGTCAAGCGTGACGGCACTGAGCCTGTCAAGATGTTGGCCAAAGGCGGCTTGTACGAGAACATTCACGCCAAGCGTAAGCGTATCGCTGCCGGTAGCGGCGAAAAGATGCGCAAGCCCGGCGCCCCCGGTGCGCCGACGGCACAAGCGTTCGTGCAGTCGGCAAAGACTGCGAAGAGATAGCATGACTACATCCGGCACCACCCTATTTGACTTAGACCTTGTTGAGCTAGTCGAAGAGGCAGGGGAGCGTGCTGGCTTCGAGATTCGCACGGGCTATGACATGCGCTCCGCCCGTCGAAGTCTCAACCTTTTGTTTGCAGATTGGGCCAATCGCGGGCTCAACATGTTCACGTTTGAGCAACTGTCACAAGTGCTCACGCCCGGAACGGCAGCATACCCGCTGCCGGCGGATACCGTGGACATCATGGAGGCGGTGATTCGTACCAACGCAGGTTCCGTCTCCAACCAGACAGATATCGCCATCTCTCGCATCAGCGTTTCGACCTACTCGACGCTGCCAAACAAGCTGCAGCAAGCGCGCCCTCTTCAGTATTTCGTCAAGCGGGGTGTGGATGTCCCCACGGTCACTTTGTGGCCGGTGCCAGACACGTCACAGACTTACACGCTGGTCTACTGGCGGCTTCGCCGCATTCAAGACGCAGGCAACGGCACCAACACGATGGACGTGCCTTTCCGCTTCATTCCCTGCATGGTGGCGGGGCTGGCGTACTACCTTGCAATCAAGCGGCCCGAGAGCATGGATCGCGTCCAGATGCTTAAGGCGCAGTACGACGAAGCGTGGCAGCTTGCGTCTGACGAGGACCGGGAGAAGGCGTCGGTGCGATTTATCCCGCGCTTTTCGCCGTTGGGGAGATGATGTATGCCCCAGCCGTTCGCATCAGCCAGACACTCTATTGCGGAGTGTGACAGGTGTGGGTTTCGCTTTAAGCTGCGCCAACTTAAGCAACTGACAATCAAGTTCACGCAAGTGAACATCATGGTGTGTCGGGAGTGCTGGGAGGCCAGTCACCCTCAGCTGCTTCTGGGCACCTTCCCGATTGAAGACCCTCAAGCCGTGCGCAACCCCCGCCCGGATCGAAGCTACGTCTCTTCGGGGCTCAACGTGCTCGGCAACCCCGGCGACGGGAGCCGCATCACGCAGTGGGGATGGGCGCCGGTAGGGGGCCCTAGAGCCAACGATGACGGGCTGACGCCAAACTACTTGGTGAGCCGCGCAGAACTCGGTACAGTAACGATATCGTAGTCACGGAGGTCCACATGGATAAGATGAAAAAGGTCGCATCGGCCGAAGTCAAGAAGCACGAGCAGCGGATGCACAAGATGGCAAAGGGCGGTGTCACGTCCGCGATGGCACAGCAAATGGGCCGTAACATGGCTCGTGTCAAGAACCAAGGCAAGGTGGGAAAATAATGGCCAAGACCAAACAGCCGGCAGAACCCACGCTGCAGAACATGCGCGTTAGCGTTGGCGCGTACTCCAACAAACCGTGTCCTGAGATCAAGACATCGGGCATCAAGATTCGCGGTACCGGGGCCGCTACCAAGGGCACCATGGCGCGTGGGCCGATGGCGTAAGATATGACCTATACCGAGCTTGTCGCAGCGATTCAGGGGTTCCTAGAGAACACCTTCGATACGGTTGATGTGAACACCTGCATCAAGCAGGCGGAGCAGCGCATCTACCAGACGGTCAATTTTGCGGCATCTCGGAAAGCCACGACGCTTACGGCGGTCATCGGGTCGCCGTACATCACCTGCCCTTCGGACTTCCTTTCAGCGCACTCGTTGGCAGTCGTTCCTGCTTCGGGCGTGTACACCTACCTGCTGAACAAAGACCCCAGCTTCATCCGAGAGACGTATCCGACGGTCGCGGCTACGGGGTTGCCTAAGGTGTACGGCATCTACGGCGTAGATCAGTCTGACGCCAAGGAGCTTCGGTTCATTCTGGGACCGACGCCAGATCTCGCCTACAGTCTCCCGCTTGAGTACTACCACTACCCCGAGTCGATCACGACGGCGGTAAGTGGGCGCACATGGCTCGGGGACAACATGGACACCGTGCTGCTCTACGGCGCGCTTGTCGAATGTTACGTTTTCCTCAAGGGCGAGGCAGATCTGATCAAGCTGTACGACGACAAGTACAAGGAAGCGCTGTTGCTTGCCAAGAGGCTGGGCGATGGGGCAGAAAAGCAAGACCAGTACCGGTCAGGCTTCCAAAAAACCCCGGTGAGGTGATATGCCCATCGCACAAACCCTCACAACGTCGTTCAAGGTTGGACTGCTTACAGCATCGTTCAACTTCAACGCCGGCACTTACCGGATGGCTTTGTACACGGCCACAGCGAATATCGGCGCAAGCACCACAGGGTACACCGCTTCTGGCGAGATTACGGGTACCGGCTATACAGCAGGTGGAACGATCATCACGGTCACCACTGCGCCAACCTCAACGGGCACGACCGCGTTCTTCGGGTTCAGCGATGCAACTTGGACAGGTGCGTCGTTTGTCGCGCGAGGGGCGTTGATCTATCTGGACAACGGAACAACCAATCCAAGCATCGCGGTGCTGGATTTCGGCGCTGACAAGGTAGCGACCCCCAGCGTACCTTTTGTTGTCGCAATGCCTGCCCCCACAGCAACTTCTGCGCTTATTCGACTGCCATGACGACATACACTGCAAATCTTGGACTCGCGCTGCCGGTCACGGGCGATCTTACCGGCACATGGGGGCAGACGGTAAATGACGCTATCACGACGCTGCTGGATTCCGCTGTAGCCGGAACGACTACGCTCAGCACGGATGCTGACGTAACACTTACTGACACAACAGGTGCGACCAATCAAGCACGCCAAGCGGTCATTTTGTGGACGGCTACGGGTACGCTGACGCGAAATATCACTGCGCCGGCAAGAACCAAAGTCTATGTGGTTATCAACTCCACGGGCGGGACACAGTCGATTGTTCTGCGAGGTGCGGGGCCGACCACGGGTGTAACGGTTGTTGCTGGCGAGCGCTGTGTTGTTGCGTGGAACGGTTCCGACTTTGCAAAGGTGGCGTCTACGCTTCCTTTGAGCACGATTACGGTGGCGCAGGGAGGCACTGGCGCAACCACGCTGACCGCCAACAACGTGATCCTCGGCAATGGCGCCTCGCCTGTGCAATTTGTGGCTCCCGGCACAAACGGAAACATTCTGACCAGCAACGGCACGACTTGGACTTCGGCCACGCCTTCGGCAACGGGCGTCACGACGATCACGTTCGGCACCACGGGCCTGACTCCAGCTACGGCGACCTCCGGGGCGGTCTCAGTCGCAGGCACGCTGGTGGCCGCTAACGGCGGAACCGGGCAGTCTTCTTATGCCGTCGGTGACCTCCTGTTCGCCTCGACCACCACTGCACTGTCCAAGCTGGCCGATGTCGCAACGGGCAACGCGCTTATTTCGGGCGGTGTAGGGGTAGCACCTTCCTACGGCAAGATCGGCCTTACCACGCATGTCTCTGGCACGCTACCCGTTTCCAACGGCGGCACGGGTGCAACCACGCTGACGGCCAACAACGTCATCCTCGGCAATGGCACTTCCGCTCCGCTCTTCGTAGCCCCCGGCGCGTCGGGCAACGTGCTCACGAGCAACGGCACGACTTGGACTTCTGCGGCTGCTGGCGCTTCGCTGCTGGGCGACACCGACTCGGCCACGCCGTTTGAGACCTCGCTGGGCTTTGAGGCGGGGAACTCGACTACCGGGGTGAATAACACGTTCATCGGGTATCAGGCGGGCAAGGCGAATACGTCAGGCCAAGATAACGCAGCGCTTGGGTACCAAGCGCTGGATGCCAATACAACCGGCGTGTACAACACCGCGCTGGGCAGCGAAGCTCTTGGTGCAAATACCACCGGAAGTAGAAACACGGCTGTAGGGCGCGCCGCACTTACATCTTCTACTGGCGACTACAACACGGCGACCGGCAATGAAGCGCTGTTCTCAAACACTACAGGCAATTATAATACTGCCGTAGGCAACGAGGCACTGCGAACGAACACTTTTGGCAGCAATAACGCTGCCGTAGGGCATCAGGCGCTTTACGCCAACACGACCGGATCGCAAAATGTAGCTTTTGGCTATCAAGCATTGGATTCCAATACTACCGGCAATGATAATACTGCTTTTGGCGCAGGCTCGCTTGCCGCTAACACAATAGGCACTAATAACGTCGCAGTTGGGCGCCGTGCACTTGAAGCAAACACCACCGGCGTTGATAACGTAGCTGTGGGAGCGACGGCCCTTGACGCCAATACTACCGGATACTCAAACACAGCCGTCGGCTTTACCGCTCTAGGGGCCAATACGACTGGGTACGAAAACACCGCGTTGGGTCGCGCGTTAGCAGCTAACACCACGGGCTACTCAAACACGGCTGTAGGCTATTTGGCGCTTAGCGTCAACTCAACCGGAATTGAGAATGTTGCCGTTGGACGCTCGGCTTTGTCGCAAGCTACTACTGGTAATAATAACGCTGCAGTTGGATGTTTCGCCGGCTCTGCGATTACTACTGGTACGCAAAACACCCTTCTTGGCGCTAACGCCGGCAATTCTGGCACCAACAACCTGACCACCGGCTCCAACAACACCATCATCGGCTACAACGCTGCATCGTCCAGCGCCACGGTCTCCAACGAGATCACGCTCGGCAACAGCAGTATCGCGACCATCCGCGCGCAGGTCACCACGATCACCGCGCTCTCGGATGCACGGGACAAGCGCAATGTGCGCCCCCTGCCGGCGGGGTTGGATTTCGTCAACGCACTGCGTCCTGTGGCTTTTGAATGGGCCATGCGCGACGGCGGCAAGGTCGGCGTGCCCGATACCGGATTCATCGCGCAGGATCTGCAGGAGGTGCAGGAAGCCACCGAGACCGAGATCCCCGGTCTTGTGTACGCAAGCAACCCCGACAAGCTGGAAGCCGGCTATGGCAAACTGCTGCCCGTGCTGGTGAAAGCGATTCAAGATCTCTCGGCACAAGTTCAATCTCTCCAAGCGCAAGTCGCGCAACTTCAAGGAGCAAAGTGATGGATACCCCTACCCCCGAAGAAATCGCTCAGCAGTACAGCGCGCTGGGCGACAGCGTCTGGCTCATCAACGCGATCATCGCGGGCCAGCAGATGAAGGGGGCAAGCGAGCAGGAAAAGAAGGATGCAGTCGGTCGCAACGTCGCGCACCTCGAACTGATGCGTGTCAAGGAATACTGGACCGATGAAGACATGACTGCCGTGGACGCCGCGATTGCCGCAGGCAAGGCGTATGTCTGAGGAACTCCCCCAGCGCAACGTCCTGATCGCCACGCCGGCCTACGATGGTCGGCTGGATGTCTGGTACACGAACTCGCTCATCAACACCGTGCGCATCGCGCAGGCAAGCAACATCTTCGTGCATCCGGTGTTCATGTCTTACGACGCGCTGATCCAGCGGGCGCGCAACGACCTCTTCGGTATTGCCGTCGAGGGCGAGTACGACGACATGATCTTCATCGACTCCGACATGGAGTGGAACCCGCACTGGGTCATGGAACTGCTCGCCCGCCCAGAGGATGTCGTGGGTGGCACAGCGCGCAAGAAGACCGACGATGCCGAGATCTATGTCACCAAGACCCGCGACCTGACGGTGCACGAGAACGGCCTGATCAAGGTCGACGCGCTGGGCACCGGGTTCGTACGCCTTAGCCGCAAGGCATTTACTGCGCTTTGGGAGGCAAGCCCGGAATACGCCAACGAAGGGCGCGTGCGGCGCATGGTGTGTGATGTCCAGATCGTGGACGGCGTGCTGTATTCTGAGGACACCGTGCTCTTCAAGAAGCTCGCGGAGCTTGGGTTCGACTGCTGGCTCGACCCGCGTATGACCTGCGCGCACATCGGCACCAAGAAGTTCTACGGTGACATCCAAGCGTTCATCAAGCGCCTAGCCCCTGTGGAGTAATCCATGCTTGAGATCCTCTCCTTCATCACGGGCTTCCTCGGGCCGCTCGTTCCGCAAGTGTTCAAGTGGTTCGAGCGCAAGCAGGAGTACGCGCACGAGCTTGCCCTGATGAAGTTGCGGCTTGAGCAGGGTGCGCAGGAGCACCTGTGGCGCATGGAGCAGATCAGCGCGACAGCAGACATTGCCGAGATGAAGACGCTGCGCACGCCGCAGCAATCGTTCGGGGTGCAACTGCTGGACGCGGCGAAGGAATGGGTGACGGACACTCGCTGGGGCGCGGTGGTGATCGTGCCGGTGTTTTATCTGTTCGCGCTGTTGGACTTCATCCTCGGCATGGTGCGGCCCGTCATCACCTATGCCGCGTTCGGGTTCTACATGGTCTACAAGTGGACTTTGTTTGAGTCGCTCGCCGCCAACACCACCAAGGAAGCCGCGATTCTCGCCACATGGTCCGATCAGGACTGGGCAGTGCTCCTGCTGGTGTTGGGCTACTACTTCGGCCAGCGCACGATGCGGGCGGCGTTCGGCGGCAGCACCCAGAATGACAAGCGTGCGGGGTGATCCTTGGGCCGCTGGTTGCATCTTGCCCGCGACCTCGCGCATGAGTTCGAGGGGCTGCACCGGGTGGGTCAGGATGGCCTGATCTACCCGTACCACGACCCTGTAGGTTTTCCGACACAGGGCTGGGGCAGGCTGCTGAGTCGCAACAAGTGGGAGTCCCTGAGCCGCTATCACCCCATCACGCGGGCCGAGGCGGACGAATGGTGCAACGAGGATCTCGCCAAGCACGCGCGAGCGGTGTGGTCCCTGTGCCCGGTGGAGATGACGCCGGGGATGTTCGCCGCGCTGGTGGACTTCAGTTTCAACGCCGGGCCGGGAAACCTTGAGATCAGCACACTGCGCCGCCGCCTGCTGGCTGGCGACTACGAAGGCGCAGCCGATCAATTCCCACGCTGGGTCTATGCACAAGGGGTAAAATTGCCGGGACTTGTGCGCCGCCGCGCTGCTGAGCGTGCGCTCTTCCTGAAGGAGTAGCCGTGTCCTTGTTCAAAGCCGTTTTCAAAGCCGGCGTCAATCGCGAAAACACGCGGTATACCACTGAAGGCGGCTGGTACGACTGCGACAAAATCCGTTTTCGGCAAGGCACGCCAGAGCAAATTGGCGGGTGGGTGCGCATTTCAGCAAACACGTTCATAGGTATCTGTCGCTCCCTCTGGAACTGGATTACGCTGTCAGCACAGAACCTTATGGGTGTAGGCACAAACCGCAAGTTCTACATCGAGCTTGGCGGAGCGTACAACGACGTTACGCCGATTCGTAGCACGGTTACGCTGACAAACCCTTTCACTGCTACGAACGGCTCTGCTGTAATCAACGTCACGCACACGGACCATGGCGCACTGACTGGCGACTATGTGACGTACATGGGGGCGGGTATTACAGGGCTTGGCGGCAATATAACTGCCAGCGTACTGACCGGCGAATTCGTCATCACCGTCATTAACACCAACTCCTACTCCATCACCGTAGGAGCGACGGCGAATGCAACAGACGCTGCAGGTTCTCCCGGGGGCGGTTCCGTCATTACGCAGTACCAAGTCAACTCAGGTGAAACTGCCGCCAATCCTCTGCTTGGCTGGGGTTCAGGAGGGTGGGGCGCAGCGCCTTGGGGCGGTAGCCCGCCGCTACCCATCAATCCCACTGTTCCGCTACTGCGCATATGGAATCATCAGAACTTCGGGGAAGACCTGATATACGGTCCTAACGGGGGCGCGTTATACTATTGGGACGCTTCCAAGGGGGTTACCTCTTCTACGATCTTCGTAACTATTGCTTCTCCGGCAGTGGTTACTTTCACGTTTGCGCCTGTCGAAGGCATGGTGGTGTCTTTCACGACTACCGGCGCGCTGCCTACAGGGCTGGCAGTGGGGGCGTACTACTATGTCGTCAACGTATTTGCTTTTACAGCGCAGCTGTCGCTAACGTATAACGGGCCGGCCATCAATACCTCAGGAACGCAGTCTGGCACGCACTCGTTGTCGGCACGAGGCGTTCCTCTGTCGACTATGCCCGGCGCTTCAGACACTCCGCTGTACGCCAACTACGCGCTTGTTTCCGACACAAGCCGTTTTGTGTTTGCGTTCGGCACGAACGAAATCGGTTCCACCGCTATTGACCCGATGCTGGTGCGGTGGTCTGACCAAGAAGACGCCGCTAACTGGACCCCTTCTGCGGTCACACAGGCGGGCTTTACGCGGCTATCAAGCGGCTCGACGTTTGTAGCTGCTGTGCAAACTCGCCAAGAGATCGTCGTCTTTACTGACTCTGCGCTGTACTCGTTTCAGTATGTCGGCCCTCCGTACGTTTGGACAAGCCAGCCGCTGTCGGCCAACATCTCCATCATCAGCACACGCGCGGCGTCGCTAGCCTCCGGCGTAGTCTACTGGATGGGTGTTGACAAGTTCTACATGTACGATGGCCGCGTGCAAACGCTACGCTGCGACCTTCGGCAGTTCATCTACAATGATATCAACTTGGGACAAGCTTCCCAAGTTTTTTCCAGCACAAACGAAGGCTTTAACGAGGTGTGGTGGTTCTACTGCACAGCCAACAGCACAACGGTAGATCGCTACGTCGTTTATAACTACGGCGAAGACGTGTGGTACTACGGCTCGATGGCACGCACGGCGTGGATCGATTCCGCGCTGCGCAATAACCCGCAAGCCGCGACGTATCTGAACAACCTTGTGGCGCATGAATCGGGCACGGACGATAACGCCACCGGGACGCCAGCAGCAATCGAATCCTACATCCAGTCCTCTGAGTTCGACATCGGCGACGGACACAATTTCGGCTACATCTGGCGGGTGCTGCCTGATATAACTTTTAGGGGCTCTTCGTCGGCTGCGCCGACTGCTAACTTCACGCTGTTGACGTTGAAAAACGCAGGCTCTGGCTACACAACGCCGGCTTCGCAGGGTGGGACAAACAGCGCGAACGTGGTGCGTACGGCAACCGTACCGGTAGAGGCGTTTACAGGCCAAGTGTACACGCGCGTGCGTGGCAGGCAGATAGCACTTAAAGTATCTAGCGCACAAGTGGGCACAACTTGGCAGTTAGGCGCGCCGCGTCTCGACATTAGACCGGATGGGAGAAAGTAATGGCGCAGCTGATCCCGCCCCGCGCCCCTAACCTACCACTAGCGCCAAAAGAATACGACTCGGGGCACCAAGAAAAGCTCACAAATGCGCTGCGACTGTACTTCCGGCAGCTTGACAGCGCGCTTACGCAGCTGCTCAGGGGTTTTAACAACTACGGTACTTTCTACAGCACCACCACGCAGACGAACCCGGTAACGTCCGCAGTAAACCTTGTGACGTATGACACTACTGCAGAGGCATTCGGGGTAAGTGTAGACGCAATCAACCCGTCGAGGCTTGAGGTAACGATGGCCGGCGTTTACAACTTTCAGTTCTCTGCGCAGCTAGACCACACAGGCGGCGGTAAAGCGGCGTTCTACTTCTGGTTTAGGATAAACGGCACTGACGTGCCCGACAGCGCTACCAAGATGGTCTTGGCCGGAGCAACTGATGAAGTGGTAGCGGCATGGAACTACCTCGTGTCTTTGAGCGCGGGTGACTACTTTGAACTTGTGTGGAGTTCTCCCGATTCCGGCGCTAGAATACTCGCAGAGCCTGCGGCAGCGCCCATCCCCGCCATTCCGTCCGTCATCATGACGGCTACCTACGCCTATCCGGCGGACAATTGAGGTACGCATGAGCCTTGCGAATCTTGCTCAGGAAATCGCCCATAAAGGCCGTCACGGGGACTCCACCCTTGTGCATATGACTCCCGGCGAAGTAGCCGGTCTTGCCGCTATTGCTCGTGCGCATGGAGGGGAGCTTACGGTCAACCCCGAGACAGGTCTGCCTGAGGCAAATTTCCTCAAGAAGATCCTGCCGGCACTTGCCGGTGCAGCGGTAAGCAGCGTCACGGGATGGAACCCTTTTGCGTCCAGTCTGCTGATCGGCAGCGCCACGGGGCTGGCCTCTGGCAGTCTCAGCAAGGGCCTCGCGGCGGGACTCGGGGCCTACAGCGGTGCCAGTCTGGCGGGTGGGCTGACAGACCTTGGCGCGCAGGCATTGGCTAATCAGGCGGCATCGGTGCCCTACGCGGCCAATCTGCCGCCCGGAGAAGTGTTCAGCGCAAGTGCTGCGCCGTCTGCATTTGACAAGATTGGGGCTGGGTTTGGTCGACTGACCGAGAAGGGCGGACCGCAGGCGTTTGTCGACGCCATGGGGGGCAGCAAGGGGCTGATGCAGGCAGGGCTGGCGGGGTTGGCTGGCGCGTCTATGATGGAGCCGCAAAAGACGGTACCGACGGTCACTAAGCAGCCGTCGTTGATTCGCCCAATGGTCATGCAGCGGCAGCAGCGGCCTTGGCAAGAAGCGCAGCAGATGGGCGGACAGTACTTCGATGACCGCCTTACGCCGTTGACGCCGTATGAGGCGGCGGGCGGTGGTGTTGTGCCGCCCCCGTCAGGAGAAGCTGTTCACTTGTACGCGGACGGCGGGTCGGTGGCAGGGAGTGCCACGCCTGCTGCAGCGCCTTTCTCGTCTCAGCAGATCGCAGACTACTACAAGCAGTTTGTTACGCAAGGCGGGATGTCAGAAGCTGACTTTGTCAGCGGGGCGCGCAACTTTGGCGTCACTGATGCGCAGCTTATGAGCGCGCGCAATTTGCTCCTTGGGGTGCCTGAGAACACTTCGTGGGCTGCTGCTAACCAGATGGTTGCCCCGCCTCCGCAACAGCCGATGGGCGGGTATGGCGCTGACGCAGGCGCGATCAATCTTGCTGGTATGCCCGGTGCTAACGCTGGGCCTCCGGCTGCGGGTGTTGGCTCGATCAATCTTGCGGGTATGCCCGGTGCTGACGCTGGGCCTCCGGCTTCGTTTGCACCGGCTGCGGCGCAGCAGCCGCTTGGGGGCCCGCCGTCGCCGGCTGGAGGCACTGCGCCCAACAGCATCAGCACCCCGCCGCCTCCGCAGCAGCCGCTTGGGGGCCCGCCGTCGCCGGCTGGAGGCACTGCGCCCAACATCATCAGCACTCCGCCGCCTCCGCAGCAACCTACGCGTTCGCGCCCGACTACAACGCGTCTGCCCGGTCTTGGCCTGACGCCGGAACAACTGGCGACTCAATACCAGATGTACGTCGCTTCTGGACGAAAAACAGAAGACGAGTTCATGTCCAACTTCAACATCGATCCGATGGCGTTGGCAGATCTCAAGCAGACTATGGTTAACCAGTCGCCGGCACAAGCGATAGCTGCGGCGCAGCCAACCGTCAATGAGGCGGTCGCTCCTGTTTCTGTTGCAGCGGCTCCAGCACAGCGTACGTTTACTCCCCAAGAAATCGCTGGGTACTACGAAGATTTTGTTGTCAAACAGGGGATGTCCGACGCAGACTTTATCAAGTCTGCTCGCGACTTCGGCGTCACTGACGATCAACTTCTTCAAGCGCGTGATGTCTTTTTGGCGTCCAAGCAGCCCCCTGCGCAGCCTGCGGCAAGCGTGGCCGCGCCTGCTAGTAGGGCAGGAGAGGCGCTTAATATGCGCAACCTGTCTGCCATGCAGCCGGATGACGCACTTGGCTACTTGCGGCAAATTACGCCGCAGCAGCTGCAGATTGAACAATCTGCGCCCGTGTACGAATCCGAGTACGGAGGGCGTACTTTCTACTCTGCGCCGGGAGGTGTGCCTTCAATCGGCAATCAGCTTACGCCTATTTACTCAGGTGGAGCAGGCGAGGGGGAATCGCCGACACTTACGGGGTTTGAACGGCAGATCACGCCCACTTTCGATCCAAGCTACGAAGGGGGTAGATACGGCGGCTACCACGCGGTATACGATACTTCCGGCAAACTGAAAGATGTTGTGTTTCGCCCAGAAGAACGTAGCGGCGGTTGGCTCGCAGAGAACATTGAGACTATCGCGCCTGCAGTAATAGGTGCGCTGGCGGGCCCAGGAGCCGCTGCCTTGCTTGGCGGGGGGACGGCTACAGCAGGTTCTAGTGCGCTTGCGGGCGCGCTTATGGGCGGAACCTACGGCGCAGGTAGTGCCGCAGTCAATGACCAGAACGTACTTAAAGGGGCCGTTACCGGGGCGCTTACCGGGGCCGCATCTGGCGCGCTGCCGTATCTGTTTGATGGGGCGACTGCGGCGCCTATCGACGCCGAGCTTGGGTTCTCTAACTACAACGGCACAGGTGCTA